CAATTGTTGTAATAACTTGGAAATTGCCATTACTATCATCATAATATACTACTAAGTTGCCTGTGTTATCATCTCTTATGTAAGATGATGGATATGATACTCCAGCACCATCAACATATGTAAACGATGAAGATGTTACAACAGGCTCATCACCAAATTGTGCATAAGGGTAATAACCGATACTAGGATTATAACTTTCTAAATTAGCTGCATTATTAAACTCAAGTATATAAGAAGAAGCACTATTTAAAGATGGAGTTATTCTCTTGATAATTTTAACAGCAGTATCATTACTTGTTATACTGTTTTCAGTGTTATCAATGTATGAAACAAATTTACTATATCTGAAATCGTTATTGAATTTTTCAACATTATCGACACTAAACTGTTTAATTCTATTGAGAATTAATGACTTCAAGTCATCAGTTGTTATCGAAGTTTTAGTTGAATCATATTGCACGGTAGTATTAATTGAACAATATAGATAATCTGGATCAGTGATAATAACTCTATTAGGTATAGAAATATATGGATCAATAAACGTCAACACTTCATTTTTTAAATTGTCTGATATATTTGTTGATTTATTAGGTTTAATACAAAGCGCAACAGCGCCATATTGAGGTGGTGTTAAAGTTTCTCCGCCATAGACGTTAATATCTGATATTGTTCCAGCAAAATTAGAAAAAATCAATGAAGAATAATCATCTGTTGATATCGCTCTTTGCTGTGTAGCAAAATATCTCGGCGCATTAAATCTTATACTTTCAATAGATTCAGAATTACCAGCTGTAGATGAAACAGTTGGAGCTGTAGATGAAACAGTTGGAATAGTTATTTGTGATAACGTAGCTTTACCATTATTAATGGTTCCTAAATCTTGTTCACAAACAAAATTATTACAACTAGAAGCGTCTGAACCGCTAGCAACAATATAATTTGCGGTTACTAATGCTAAGTTTTGAGGTTTTCTACCGAGATTACCGTCACCGAAAACAATTTCATATCTATTATTTTGAGCAGCTTGTAAAAAGAAAACATTAGAAGAGCTTGTGATATTATATAAAGTTCTAGCCAAAGAAAACGTAGTAATCGTATTACTTTCAGTAACAGTAACTGTCAATGTATCTGTGTTTATCTTAGGATTAGATAAAACAAAATTTTGAGAAGTATTAGAATAATCCACAATATATGAATCACTGATATATTTACCTTCAATAACTGGTAAATTTGCTACTGCAACAGTATTTCCAGCATATGTGAAATTATGATCAGAATATGTAACAAATGTAAAATTACCGTTAGAATTGGTTCCCGTAAACTTAGTTCCCTTTGGAATACTAAAAGGTTGATTGGTTCCAACTGTGCTGATATTAAAATCTAAAGTTGTTTGTGATGATGCATAAGAACGAGGTAAATAATTCAATTCTTTAGCATGTGAAATGACTGAATCTAAATTCTGGGCTGAATCTAGAAACATTTCAGAGCCGATCATATTAAGATAAAATGCATTAAGATAAGAATTATAAGATAAAACGTCCAATAGAACATTGATATTCGAACCTTCAAAGTCATAATCTTTAAAGATAGATTGTGATGAAAGAAAGTTCTTGAAATTTGTTTTTAGTGTGTCGAAATCTAATGAGGATAATTGTAATGCACTGTTGGCCATTTATCGAACTCTTTTTAAAAGAAAATTTACAGTTACTGGATTAGAACTATTTATAGGTAAGTAAACAATGCTAACTCCGAAAGCATTATGGTCAATTTCGTCTGTTACATTAACCGCAATTACATTAACTCTTGGCTCATAATTTTTTATTGCAGTTTGTATAAGAAACTGTAGATTAGTTAATACGGAAGGAGTTACTGGTTCAAACAGTAATTTGGTTATATCAGAACCAACATAAGGCTGAAACATTCTTTCTCCAGTATTTGTTAATACTAGATTTTTAAGAGCTTGTGTGACAGAATATTGATTAACGACTTTACCCAATTGGTTGCCAATTGGAGTTTTAGCAAAACTGTCAAGAAAATCGGAATAAAGTTCTTGTTGTTTTAAAGTAGAAGTTAGTTTGTCAGCTCTTGATGTCATTTTTATCCTGCGTATACGTTTGGTGAACCTGAAGATATTATATGATCTCCACCATAAGCGTCACCTTTTCTACCAATTCCTTTACCATTAACGAATACTGTAGAAGAACTAGTCGTTAATGGAGGAGCATGATCGTTGCAACATGGACCTGGATATTGGTGGGTTTTCATAACATCACCTAATCTGACAACTCCAATACCATTTACAAAAACATTAGTTGAACCAACTTCTGTTGCTTGAATAGAAGCATCAACACAACAAATACCAGTCCCATCTGGAGAAGCTACAGTATCAATTTCTGATTTTCTTGCTACGGCTTGACCCATTTATTCCTCTTATTTATCGTATAATTTGTAATTAATTGAGATTAATAGCGCCTGATTTACCGTTAGCGATAACAGTAATTGACGAAGGAGTGATAACAATACTTGAACTTCCAACTTTTAATGTTATTGATACAGGAGATTCTATCAATACAGCACCCTGACTATCAATGTGCACGTTTGCTTGGCCTTTTATTTCAACACCTTGAGTTTTAGATTCTATTAATATTGGTCCAGGGCTATTAGCAACAACATTTGCTTGACCATACATATGTAACCCTGCAGCAATAGATTGGATAGAAGCATTACCTTGAACATTTACACCATATTCACCGCCAACTATAGTAATATCATTACCATTAACGCCTAAAACCCTATCTTTTTCGTAATTTTCACTTATATGACCTGCATAAGTTGTTATATGATCACCATTAGATATCTTATAACTATTACCATCAGAATCATTGTGAACAGAGCCTTCGCCTGTTCCTGAATGCTCACCTTTTCCAGATCCTCTAAAATGAGAACCGCCAGCTGTTTGACCTATATCAGAATCATATGATGAATTTTTATTGCTTTTACCATATTCAGCAGCATTACCATCAGTGCTTTGACTATGTCCTTTAGATGTATAAGATCTAACGTGCATATTGAGTATATTTTTAAGACCAGAAGCTTCTGTTATTTCAAAAGAAGCATCATGGTTAAATTTTTCCTCATATGACTCATTTGGAAAATCAGGATTAGCGTTTATTATTATTTTTCTACCATTGATATCCATTTCCCCTCTAAACCATGGGTAAACAGGGTTAGAACGTCCGCTATTTCTTGCATCTTTTTCTAATTTTTTATTAAATGTTTCATCTGTCATATCATGAACCTACGTTTATGCCAATAGTTTTAGAAATATTTTGAACGGATAGCGTTGGTATACCAACAAAAGGCAAAGCAACTCCAAGATTTGATAAAGATTGTAAACTAGAAAGCGAAGTTGGTAGTTTAAACGCACCAGAAGATTGTTGTTGTATTTTCTTAACTATTGCCATGTTTTGTGAATACTTTTGCAAAGTCTGATTAATCGAACCAGCATTCAAATTAGAAACTGGTAAGAAAGTTGACGTTGTTTTATTAACCAACGGGGCAGCTGCGCCAATTAAACTTGGTAATAATGACATGAGTTTAGAAGATGAATTTTTACCCAAACTTTTTTCAGTACTTGAATTAGAAAGATTTAAATGAGCTGTTGATAGTATTTGATTTAAAATAGCAGGTGTCAATGTTTGACTTGGGTTTGGATCCAATGCAACAATGTAAATCGACAACGCTGTCATTAAATATAACTGAGATTGTCCTATTACTTCATCGTCAGCATTAGTGTAAGGATACTGCAATGCACTTCTCACATTATAAACATAATCTCCATTTGGGCCAAGCCATTGTATGTAGCCTGGATATGGATCTAGATTTGATGTATAATACTGTTGTATATACAAATCTGGTATATTATCATACGTATAAACAGGATTAGGCGTCAAAGTTCCATAAACTATTTCAGGGTGTTTATCTTCTGGTAAATTATAAATGCTTTTATTTTTTACTGCTGCATTTATTAAATCTGCAATTGATTCTTTTACAATAGTTTGGAAATCTGGATCTAATTGACTAATACCATTTGAAGCTAAACAAAGTTCGAAAACAGTTATAACTTTCATAAAGCCATATTGATTAGACAAACTTATTAGAGCTTTAGATAAAGCGTTTGTTGTTTTTCTTTTATTTGATGCATTGCTATGACTTTGCATAGTTTTTAACGCCATAGCAAGCAATGGCATCATTTTCTTTAACGCTTGAGATATTCCGGAAGGATCAGCAGTTTGAATAGCTGTTGGTAAATCTGTCCCAGGGGGAGCAGAAGCTGTCGTTGGATCATCCGCATTAGGTGCGTTTTTTTCACGGGAAACTTTAGTACCATCAACGCCTTGATCATTATAGACAGTTGGGTTAATTAGATAATCTGATTTCTTTTCTATCTTTACTTTACCACCAACTTTATCATTGTGTGGATTTTTGCTAGCATCAGGGCTATCAATTCCCTTTGTTTTAGGGTCTAAATTACTAGAACCTTCTTTTGGTGTATCATCTAAACCTGACATCAATTATCCTCCATTTGGTAAAGATGATCTTTGGAAAGTACCAATCATAACAGGGTATTGTTCTGCTATATCATCATCCATATAAACAACAACAACTCTAGAACCAACAATTGGACCAACTGGAACTTTACCCATTTTACCAGTTGATGGGCCATCTGTTATTGGTAATAAAGGCATTGCCCATGGTAAATGTTCATCTTTAATATTTTGTTCGTCATCCATGTGACTGTATAATCTAATTCTACATCTTCCCGCTTGCAGGGGATCATCTATATCTCTAACTTCTGCAAAATACATTTTAGCCATTGCCACCACCACCTTCTTTCCAAGAACCTTTAACAACTCTAAGAATCATAGTATGTCTAGGAGACGTTCCATTTGGTCTTATTTTATGTCTTATGTTAACAACTAACGCTTTACCGTCCATTTGTTTTTCTTGATCTTGACCTTTATTATTAACATTTTTATTAGGTATATCCATTTGTATCATTGTTCCAAGTTTAATATTAGAATTGCCTGGAACTTCCATATCAGCATAATTTTGAGCCAAATGAGATAAAAACATAGTTCTATATTTTCTAGCATCATCAACATATGTTTGTTCTTTGTTGTTTGATGAATCTAATATTGTATGAACAGGAACAAAGTTAGCATCGTTTGGAGGTTTATCATATATTTTACTAGAATCAGCAGTAACAAACTTTGGTTCAGGTTGAGGTTTTTGATTAAATCCTTTGCCTGTTGTTGGATCATAACCTCTTTTTTGCGCAACGCTGAATGATCTAGGAAGAGTGTTGAATGTTTCTGGAGCTTTAAACCACATTATAGAATTTTGTTTTTCATCTTCACTAGCAGATTTAGTTGCTAATGTATTTTGTTGTTTTAAAGTGGCAACAGTGCTACCTTCAAATAATTTCTCAAAAGTTGCAAAAACGTATTTTTGTTGAGCACCGCCTTGCACAAATGTAGCGTAACAAGAAGATTTATGATCAGAAGAAACATGTTCATTATTTAATTTTCTATAAACATCAATGAAATGTTCATTTTTGAAAACTAATCTTCTATTACCTTTAGTTTGTTCTTGTATGTCAACTTGTTTATCAGTTTTTAAAAACTTGGTCAACATATCATTTACCATACTACTTGTTTGCGTTTCATTACTATAATTGATACGATTACCCTGACTATTAAGAAATTCTGCAGTAACTAAATGAAAATCAATTTCTTTATAAAGACCCGATGCTTGATTTTTATCAGTTTTATCGTTGTAATTCTTTTTCAATAATTTAAACTTGTATGTAACTGTATCTGTGTTAATATTGCTAAAAGAAATAGTTACATCTTCTTTACCATTGATATTTGATTTTACAATAGAGTCATTATAATCTAAAAATCTAATTTCCGCATGGGGTCCAAGCGGTTGCAAAATACTTTCATATATGTTAAAACCAACCAACGTTCCTACAGAAGGATCTAATAAATTTAAAGAACCAATTGTAAGAGTTGTTATGTTAATATCACCTGCATTCATTATGTATTACTCAATAACGTTTTTAAATTAGTCACAATTACATTTGAATATCTATTATCCAAAACTCTTAAAGATTTGTTATATTCATTTTTCTCATATTCATATTGATAATATGTAACTGGCGACCAATATACTTCTTCGTCAGCTGATAAGTTATTAGTTAATAAGTTTGCAGTTGAAAAACCAGTGTTAGTTTGACTTTGTGTTCCGTAAATGTAAGAAGCAGTATTAGATATAACTAATGTGTTATTACCAACCATAACACCAGATGTATGTTGCAATATTAACGTATTACCGCTAACAGAAACTACTTGTCCATTACCTGTGTTATTATTATCAAATACAACTTTACATATTTCATCAGTTATAAAGCTTGATGGGTTATTAACAGTATAAGAATACATTTTATTGGTTGATATAACCCAATCTACTTGTTTTCTTGTATAACCATTAATTGCATTGTTAAACCCATAAATCGGCTGCCAGTAATCTTGTTGTGTTGCAGTAAGTGAATCATAGTAATTAACGTCTATATTACCTTTGTCCGCCCAATCATTTCTATAAAATTTAATTTTATTAACTGCCAATTCATATGAACCGTATTTTTTGATAATCAATTCATCAAATTCATTTTGCTGCAAATACCAATCGTAATAAGGGTCAACAATTTTATTAGAAAGATAAAGGATCCAACTTTTATAAGCATCTGTATAATATCTGTGACTAAACTGGTCTGGTCTTTCGTACTCAGTTAAATCATAAGGATAAAACAAATAAGGATTATTATAAACAACACTGTCAACCACAACTCTTTTAGTTATATCAACTGCTACAGCGTTTGATGTGGAATTACCATATTGTATTAATGGAAATTTTTCAAAATATCTATCTATTGCCATTTTTATGCCTTTACGGTTATTAAACTGATGCTTTCATGTTAGACCATTCTGAACTATTTTGAGTCCAAATTTCAATCTCTTTAAATTTTACAGTTAAAGATACAATTGTTGGAGAACCATCCTCATAAAAAGAAGGAGAACCTCCAGCGGCATAATTAACAGCAACAGCCACAACAGCGCAAGGTTTAAGAATAAACATATTGAATATGTCATTCGGATAAAATTTAATCAACGCTATATCAGGATACTCCATGATAAGGCCTTTGG